GGGGGTTGTTAAACCCTACACCATCCACGTCTTAGGGTTGCCTGACGTGGCAAGGCATACTGGTACGCCTCAACTATTAGAGCGTCCGGAACATCTTTCGCCGTAGGCCAAGTGTGTTCCACTCTAACAGGAGCCAGTCGAAGTGAGTCTCTCGACCCACTATTAAGTGATGCTATACGCATCATCTCCGACCAACCCGGTGTATCCGCTTGATAAGAGCGGGTACTGACCTTCCAAGTACTGTATTCCCACTGATGAAGTTGGGAGTTCCAGCGACGCTTAATCTTTCGATTAGCATGCTTTACCTGAAGGGCCGTTTTGAGTTCATCAACGTAGCAAAGATAACCTTTATCCCCTGCATTGCTGAAGGGTATAGAGATGTGTGGTCGCAATAAATTGCGAACATACTCTGCCACGTTAATAAGACCACGTTTCAGTGCTGAGTTGTGAAACTCAACATAAGAAACAATGGATCGCCCAGAGCGATGACTCCATGTCTTCTTCAGTCGAAGAGGGGTAACGTCGACGCCCTTATAGGCATCGCACCCACAGGATTCTCGGAAGAATCCTGAGACACAACACTTAGCATCATTAAACAATAAGTTAAATGATGGTAAAGTGTTTCGTACATGTCCTTGGTCTTCAGACATTACGATTAGGTCATCACCAAAAACGAACACACTCTTGCTGGCTTCCCAGTCAGAAAGATGTGGTCGATTTTGTTTCACGGCGGCGACGGACAAAGCCCAGAAAACAAGGCTCTCAACCGGGAAGCATAAACTACTTCCCATTGGAGCAAACTTGTTTAATGGTTGTATTTGTCCCGACGGGAGTCGAGTGGCGTCGGTACGCGAAGCTAATAAGCAACGCAGCCAACGTTCAGGAAACAGTTGCCTGACTAAGGCAACCGAGACCCTATCACTCGCCTCTTTCATATCGAGTGTTGCCCACTTCTGGTTCTGAGAACCAAGAAGAGCATATCTCCTATTGATGGACTGGTCATTGAAATTGACCTGCCCTTCACTAAGAGAAGAGTGCGTAATAGCCTTTTCGAGGTTACGACGCAATCCTTGCTGTATCCATTGATAGGACACAGGCTCACACGATATTAACCGAGGTCCCCTTGAGTCCTTAGGAACGAGTATCACCTTAGCGGTGCCACTCTCAACTTCCTTATAACTCAGGTATCTCTGCAGGTTGTCAGCAATATCAGAAGCATTGTACACAAAGTAATCCCAGAAAGGGAAAACCTCATGTAGCTTCCGATAATAACGGCGAGAGAAGTCCCACTTTTGGTGAGGCTTCTGCCCGTCCGCGACAGCCCCAGGTCCGTGTTTGGGACGCAAGTCCTCAAACGGGTCAACCATGTTAACAACCTGATAAATCAGGCGTTTAGCGATGGCTAATTGATCTTTACGGTCCTGAGAGAGCTCTGCATAGTCATGGGAATGACTAGGTAGAGACTCATCTGTTGAGATAAACTGCTGAATTACTTCAGCAGCTTGATCTTCGGTCGTCTCCAACTCTAATTTGTACTCAAAGTTACAAATTAGTCGCAGCGCGCGAAGCGCATCGATGGACGCATCACTGCGTTCATCACCAGACATAGTGAACACCTCACCTAGCAGACACCCAAGAAATTGGGGAATCTGCGTCTTTGGTCTTAGTCTAAGACCCGAAGAACGTAGGGGAGCACCGTTAGATAGAGCAAAATCAATTGCTTTACCTAGCCGAGGGAGAGTCTTCGTTAAGAAACTCAAACCCTCGTGGGCTGTACGATGTAAGGTTTCCCTTACATCGCGCAGTAATTCAGTATGTTTGTATGCATCAGATGCACTTGCCACATCAATGAGGCAAGCGATGAAAAGACCGACATAATGTCGATCCAGGCTATTCTGGTTACCCATAAGGGCTATCCTCCTAGCTATCGCCGATTCATTGATGACCCAGAGTCCAATGACTCTGTATCAAGACAACCTCCATTGGGTCTGAATTGCTCGCAGATTAGCTTGCAACCAAAGACCTATAGAGGTAGGAAGGTTATCCTTCCTGATTAAGCAGTTTATCGAGCTGTCCGGTCGCCATAATGACGTCCAAGACAGACCCAATAAGCCGCTTAAGGATCGCGTCAGTAATCTTACCGGCACTTTGAAGTGGCCGGTCGATGACGAGGTACGCTGAGGCAGACGGAATTACACCGGCTGTCAGGGTCGTGTCCTGAGTAAGGTCACGATAATCCATGCGTACAACCGAGCGGCAGCGGGCTTTAAAACCCGAACCAGAGATAGAGTGTTGAACACTCAACTCAGTCGGAGTAGTAAGAGCTGTAGCTGCTTCTCGGCGAAGCGATTTGTCATTGATCAGAGCAGCAACGAGCGCAAAAGTAATTGCGCCGGTTGCCCCTGGTTTGTTGCCAGCACCATTAGAGGTGATGACGAGGTCATTGTTTAGCACGGCAGATAGCCTTTCTTTGGTTATTTGTTGATGCGACAGGCTATAGTCATAACCTGTTCGAGCCGCAGTAAGCCTAATAGCTACTTGCGACTCCGTTTACTAAGTGTCTTATTCAAGATAAGCGAGCCAGCAATGGCCGCTTGCCTCAATTTAAGACGCTTCGTAGCGATCGAACGGGTATTCGGAACGATCCGAGTTCGATTATAGTACTTATACACGCGACGAATGCAGCATTGGTCAAAAGTCAGACGCATAGCGCCTGGCTGATGCCATTGCAAAGCACTCACCCCATCGGCGACCATGTCGTTAGACGAGTCGTCTTGGAAGCTCACGTGTACCTCGCCCTCAGCATGGTATGCCATAGAATGGCAGAAATCCATGACTGTTACGTTTATAGGGTAGTTATCTTGCGCAAAAGAGTGCAAGAAATCGCCCACATTGGCTACCCAGTCAATGATGAACGTGAAGGGAAGAGCATCCCATATGATACCAGGGTCTAATCTAAGACCCAAAACATCCATATAGGCTGCTATCTTCTCCTCTACTGGCCCCATCGACGGTAAGGTATAAGAATACCTCATCGTCGCTGTGTAGACGGGACGTTGGATCCAGCGCCTTCTCCTATAATAGGAGAGGTAGCGCTTGCGATCAGGTGGATGACAGCTATACCCTTGCACTCCTGAAGAGGAGGGCCAGAGTCGGTTGTCATCACGCCAGGTCGTTTTCCACTCCCTCACCGCAGGCACCCCAGGGGACTGGGGCAAGATCCGACGATAATGTCGGACTTGCGGCTTATTCGCATACCGCTTAAGGACTTCGAGCTTGTGCTCGAGTTCCATAAGCTGTGTAGTCGCCTCAATCACGTCTTTAACGGACTGAGGCGCGCCATACACGGCTTCGAGGTGCGCACCCGTGAGTCTTCGGATTACATCCTTGACTATCTTCTTCTTTCCGCCCTTCAAACCGAAGGTAAGGTCAGAATACGGTATCTCAGTGGAACCGGATGGACGAGTTTTTGTAAACTTGCCATCGTTTCCAATGTATCCACCACGGATGCGCGCAACGGCGGTCCTCGCTTTACCTAAGGACTTCTTGAGGTCTTTTAACTCAAGAATGAAGTTAACAAGCGATGTCCCCTCGTTAAGAGTGGGCATCATGAATGCAAGGGCCTCATCAGCCATTACAGTCATGTTAACGCTCGGTCCTAGGGTATCTAATGTGACGAGTGGATCCATATGCTCTGTCTTGTTAAGGGACATAGCATATGTATTACCCATACCAGTATTGGTAAAGGCATATGGGCCTAGAATAGGCGCATTGAACTCGTTGACTTCCAGAGTGTGTAGGCAATCGCGAAAGCGACCATCCCTACCAGTGTTGTCTTCAAAAACTTCGCGACGGGTTGGATATCCGTTGGGAAGTGTCCAAAGAAACGCTCCAGAAGTCGGTCTATAAGGTACAGACAGATTAACGGTAGGGTTAACAGCATTAGGGTAATTAATACTCTGAGCGTTAGTCCATTGGTAATCTGCGAGTGCAATAATAGATGCATTAGATGAGGTTTTGATGCGACGTCTGAACATATAAACAATTATTCAGTTCCGA